GGAATTGACTAAGCAGGTTCTCTCAGCTGTCAAACTGCCATTCAAGGATGGCGGCTGGTATCTAGGGCGTAAGGTCTCAAACTCGACAATCTGTGCAGCCGTTGGAATGGCTATGGTTTCCCACTTTGCGACACGCCCTGACACAGAGGATGATATTGTAATAGGTTAGACATTATGGTACTATTTGTCTAATGGGACTATTCGATTTATTCGGTGGCTCTGCTCCTGCTGCAAAGACAGTTGATGTAGAAGCCTCACTTACGCCTTTCAATCTTTCATCTTCGCTTTATGGAATTGCATCTGCTCCGATAGCGATCGATCGTTCAACTGCAATGTCAGTGCCAGCAGTATCACGAGCTCGCAACATTATCTGTGGAACAATCGGGTCATTGCCACTCGAGCAATACAATCGCATCACTGGTCAGCATGTAGAGCCTGCTCGCGTTATCAATCAACCAGATCCACGAGTCTCAGGCTTTGTTGTCTATAACTGGCTTGCAGAAGATATCTGGCTTTACGGTGTTGGCTTTGGTTTGGTCCTTGATGCTTATGCAGAAGATGGACGAGTTCGTTCATGGACTCGCATCGATCCAAAACGTGTTTCACAAAAGTTTAATCAAGACATGACAGCCATTGAAGGTTACGAAGTAGATGGCAAGAGAGCACCAGTCGCTGGCATTGGTTCAATCATTAGATTTGATGGGTACGATGAGGGTTTCCTCAATCGAGCAGGCCGTACAGTTGCAGCAGCAGTAGAACTCGAGAAGGCTGCACTCAACTATGCAAAAGAGCCAGTCCCATCAATGGTGTTAAAGTCAAACGGTACCAACCTTACTTCAGAGCGCATTGCTAAGTTGCTCGAAGCATGGCGTGGTGCTCGTGCTACTCGTTCAACAGCATTCTTAAATGCAGATGTTGAAATGCAATCAGTTGGATTCGATCCTAAGGCATTGCAGCTAGTAGAAGCTCGTCAATATGTGGCGTTGGAAGTTGCTCGCGCAGCAGGCATTCCAGCGTACTTCCTTTCCGCGGAAACAACCTCGATGACATACTCCAACGCCACTTCAGAACGCAGATCATTGGTTGATTTCTCACTTCGTCCAATCCTTAGCGCAATTGAAGAGCGTTTATCTCTTCCAGATATTTCTTCAAGTCTCACAGAGATTCGCTTTGACTTAGATGACTTCCTACGCGGTAACGCATTAGAGCGTGCACAGGTTTATCAGATTCTCAACACTATTGGCGCAATGTCAGTAGAGCAGATCCAAGAAGAGGAGGACTTAATCCGATGAAGATTGAAGTTCCAATCACACTAACAGCGGCAGACTCAAACGCTCGCACAATCTCAGGTCGCATCGTTACATGGGGCGAGCAGGGCAACACTTCTGCTGGTCCAACTGTATTCGGTGCAGACTCAATCAAGTTTAATAAGAATGTGAAATTGCTATTAGAGCATGATCGCACACGCCCAATCGGCAAGTTGCTTGCTTATGAAGTAACCGATACAGGCATCGATGCAACATTCAAGATTGCTAACACAATGGCTGGTGAAGATTCACTCGTTGAAGCAGCAGATGGATTGCGCGATGGCTTCTCAGTCGGTGTCAAGGTAGATGCTTGGGACAATGTTGATGGCGTTATGGTTATCAAGTCATCCAAGATTATTGAAACATCACTCGTGACAGATCCAGCAATCGACTCAGCTCGTGTTGCAACTGTTGCCGCTTCTGAAGAAGAAGAACCACAAGTTTCTGAGACAACCGTTTCAGAAGTTCAACCAGAAGGAGAACAAGTGTCAGACACTACCGTTCCAGAGACTCCTGCCGTTACTGAAGCGGTAGAAGCTCACAAGGTAGAAGCAGCGGCTCCACGCCCAGCCTTCTACACATCACCACGTTCACCAATCGTCTCAGCAGGTACATACCTCGAGCACACAATCAAGGCATCACTTGGCGATGAAGACTCACGCCAGTATGTAAAGGCAGCAGATGACACCAGCACAAATACTGGTCTAACTCTTGCACCACACATGAACGAGTTTTACACAAACACAATCTCTGGTCGTCCAGCGGTTGATGCAGTGTCAAAGGGCGTTCTACCAGCATCAGGCATGTCATTCACATTGCCTAAGATCTCAACAGCTCCAACAATCACACTAGAGGCTGAAAACGGCGCACTAGGTGGTACTGAGATGGCTTCTACATACATCACTGTTGATGTTAAGAAGGCTGCTGGAATCCAGACAATCTCTTGGGAATTGCTAGATCGCAGTCACCAGCATTCTACGATCAGCTAATCCGCGAACTAAACGATGCGTACGCTAAGTACACAGACCAAGCAATGGTCGCAGCATTCACAGCTTCAGGTACAGCAGCATCAACACAGGCTGCAACAATCGCAGGTCTAAAGGCATACATTGCTAAGGAAGTTCCAGCGGCATACGCAGCTTCAGGCAAGTTCGCTACTAACCTTGTTGCTAACACAGCATGGTGGGAGACAATCCTTGGTGCAGACGACACAACAAATCGTCCGCTATTCACAGCAGCTCAGCCATCAAACGCTCCTGGTTCAGTATCAGGACAGTCAATCACAGGTCAGGTTCTAGGACTTAACCTTGCTGTTGATCCACACATGGCAGTAACAACACTTGTTGATGAGTCAGCATTTATCGTTGCTCCAGATGCTTTCAAGTATTACGAAGCACCAAAGACAACCTTGCAGGTCCAGGCTCTTGCTAACGGACAGCTACAGGTTGCTATGTACGGCTACTACGCAATCGCACCGATCTTCGGTGGCGGTGTTCGTCGCTTTAACCTTACATAAGAATAACTAACTAATCATGGCGGGGGGGTTGCTCCCGATCTCCCCGCCAGCAGTATAGAGAGGATCGAAATGCCAACAATTATCACAGCCACACAGTTGCGATCTGTGCTTGGTGTTTCGACCTCTTTATATTCTGATGCAACACTAGATGACATTATTGACACAGCAGAAGCAGTCATCCTTCCATTACTTAACTCTTACTCAATCCCAATCGATGCGGTATCTCTAACCGACAATGTTGCATACTTTGCCACTGTCGGATTGAACCCATTCGGTGAAGGTCAATCAGTTGTTATCACTGGTTGCGGATCGCCTTTCAATGGCACTCATACCATCACAACCTCATTATTAAATGACGATGCATTCTCAGTAGCTCTTACGAATGCAGACATCCTCTCAAAGAATGTCATTCCATCTGGACTAGCAACTCTTTCAGGCGCAGCAACTTATGTTGGCAATGCAGCAGTTGAGACAGCCGTCACAGTAGTTTCAGTAGAAGTCTTTCAATCTCGCACAGCACCAGGTGGACAAATTGAAGGTGTGGACTTTGCTCCAACACCATTCCGTATGGGTCGCTCACTCTATAACCGCGTATCAGGCTTGCTTGGTTCAATCGTAGATGTAGGGTCAATCGCCCAATGACATCAACGATACTCTCAGCAGTTCGCACACCACTAGCCACGGCTCTCGCAGGCGTTGCAGCTAATGTGTTCGCCTATGTGCCAGAGCAGATTCCTGCTCCTGCTGTTGTAGTTGTGCCAGACTCTCCTTACATGGAGTTCGAGACAATTAACGGCTCAGGCTTTAGAACTAAACTCAATTTCACCATCACATGCTGCGTTGCATATAACAGCAATCCAGCCAGCCTCGACAATATCGAGCAACTCATAACAAGTGTTGTAGCCGTCATCCCAGCAGGGTATGAGGTTTCAGCAGTAGATCGACCAACAGTGACAACAGTAGGTGCTAGTAACTTACTGGTCGCAGACATTCGGGTGAGCACACGCTACACCCAGACAGCCTAAGGAGAACAAGTGCCAACAACAGTAATCACAGGGCGCGACCTAGTTCTAACCATCGCAACAGTAAATTACGATGCACAAACTACTAGCGTTTCACTAACTAATGAAGCAACTATCGATGTCTTTCAGACACTAGATGGCAAGGCTTACAAGCACTCAGACGATCAGTGGACACTTGATGTTTCATTGCTATCTGACTGGGGTGCAGCATCTTCACTATGCGAAGCAATGTGGACAGCATGTGAGACAGCACCAAACACAACATTGGCAGTATCATTGACAGCAGTTACAGGTGCAGTATTCACTTGTAATGTGTTGCCAGTATTCCCATCAGTCGGTGGAGAAGCACCAGGTGCGCAGACACAAACTTGGTCATTCACAGTCGTGGGAACACCTACAGAGACATTCAGCTAAAATCTAACAACGGGAGCAAAGATGCAGCAAACATACATAATTAAATACAGCACAGGCGATGAGCAGACACTAACTGCCTATCCGCCAGACTTTGCGAAGTGGGAACGAGCAACATCCAAGTCAATCGCTCAATTTGAGGGTATCTGGGATCTGTTGTTCGTTGCCCATAGCGCATACAAAAGAGATGCAGCAGGCAAGCCAACCAAGCCTCTTGAGATTTGGATGGAGTCGGTTATCGATTTCGATCGAGTAGCTGATAGCCCAAAAGCCATAGCAGAGGAAGCGTAAGCCGCCTCTTAATAGAACTAGCAATAGCCACAGGAATACCGATGAGCGAATGGAACGATGCCAGCGACATCCTGACAGCGATTGAAGTATTGGAGGAACGCAATGGCAAGTGAGGCAATCACTTATGACCGCAAAGAATTGCGTGCTCTAATCGGAGCGTTTAAGGCTATGTCTGATGAGGCAGTTACTCAGGCAAAGAAGGAATCCTCAGCTCTAGCAGAGTTTGCTTCGGATAAGATTAAAGCGGCAGCGGCAACCCGACAAGTTTCGGGTGTTGCTGCTCGTCGCATTGCTGACGGTGTTCGCATATCCAAGTCATCAAAGATCGGTGAGTTTTCCTATGGATTCGCCTCTCAGCGATTCTCAGGTGGAGCAACTACTCGTGACCTATGGGCTGGTATGGAGTTCGGTTCTAATCGCTTTAAGCAGTTCCCTAACCGTACGCCAAGCCAGGGCAGAGGCAACGCAGGTTACTTTATCTATCCAACACTCAGAGCGATCCAGCCACAACTGGTTCAGCAATGGGAAGAGGCATTCGGCAAGATTCTAAAGGAGTATAACTAATGGCTGGAAGTAGAACGCTCAAGTTATCCATCCTTGCAGATGTAGATGATTTACGGAAGAAGCTCGACCAGAGTTCAACAGAGGTCCAGACTTTCGGAGATAAGGTTTCCAAGTTTGGCAAGATGGCAGGTGCGGCATTCTTAGCCGCTGGCGTTGCAGCTGGAGCCTATGCTTCCAAGTTGGCAATCGAAGGTGTAAAGGCTGCGGTTGAAGATGAAGCAGCTCAAATCAAACTAGCAACTTCATTAAAAAATGTGACAGGTGCCACAAACGCGACCATCGCATCTACTGAGGCTTACATCCTCAAAACATCATTAGCATCTGGAGTGACTGACGATCAATTAAGACCATCGTTAGATCGATTAGTTAGAAGCACAAAATCAGTTGAAGAGGCTCAGAAGTTACAAACTCTTGCGATAGATATCGCCGCTGGAACTGGTAAAAATCTTGCTGTTGTTACTGAGGCTTTAGCCAAAGCACATGATGGCAATTTTACTGCACTCAAGAAATTGGGTGGAGGCATTGATGAAAACATTATCAAAAGCAAAGATTTTAATGCTGCTACTGCTGCGCTTGCCGAAACTTTCAAGAATCAAGGAAGCATCCAAGCAGAGACATTGCAGGGCAAGATGGCAAGACTTAAGGTTGCAACTGACGAAGCCAAAGAATCTATTGGCGCGGCTTTGCTTCCAGTAATACAAAAGATTTCGGATTACCTGCTAACAACCTTTGTGCCTAATTTGCAGTCTTTAATCAATGGCTTAACAGGCCAAGGCAGTTTAAGTGAAGCGGCTCAAAACTCAACAGGTGAAGCCTACAAATGGGGCGAGCAGATTAAAGCAATCATTGAAACTGTTATCAAGTTTAAGGATGAACTTAAGGCTGTTGCTGGAGTCATAGCAACTGTATTTGTAGTCTCAAAGATCACAGTAGGTGTTACTGCAACCATCGCCTTAATCAAGACTCTAATGACGGCATATAACGCCTTGAAAGCATCTGCGATTGTCACGGGTGTTGCAACCGCCTTTGCTCTTAATCCTTTGCTCGGTGTAGGTGCTGTCGGATTAGCCGCTGGAGTATTAGCAGGAGCCAACGCATTGGCTACACGCTCTAACGAAGCAATGGATTTACCTTCAATTCCAAAGGCACCAACTCCAGGCTCAGAGTTGTTTAGAAGTCCTTCGACCCTTAACCTCACAGTTAATGGAGCCATTGATGCTGAAGGCACAGCTCGAACCATTGTCAGTGTGTTAAATCAATCCAGTTATCGTGGAACATTGGGAGCAGGTAGCCTCGTACCATGACCGTCTGGAATCCTGAGTGGCGTGTATCGGTAGATGGTGGAGACTTTGAAACAGTCACCATTGCAAACCTTACAATTACAACTGGCAGAACTGACTTCTATTCTCAGCCAGTAGCAGGATACTGCCGCTTTCAGTTAATCAACCTAGATAATACCTCTTACGACTTTACAATCAACACACAGGTTGCAATCGAGGTTAAGAACTCATCTGGTACTTATGTGCCGATCTTTGGTGGCTTTATCTCAGACTTTGCTATAAGCGTTCAATCATCTGGTCGCGTAGGACACACAACTATTGCAGATATTACTGCTATGGGTGCATTGTCCAAACTGCCTAAGATCATCACAGATGGAGTCCTTGCCAAAGACTTTGAAGGCGATCAGATTTATGACTTACTCTCAGACTCATTGGGTGGTCAATGGAGTGATGTATCTGCTTCCCAAACTTGGGCAACTTACGATGCAGCAACTACTTGGGCACTAGCTGAGGTTGTTGGACTTGGAGACATCGATCTACCTGGTCAATATGAGATGGTCGCTCGATCCTCATCGCCTATCAATCTCTACACTTTAATATCTGAAATTGCTCAGTCTGCCTTTGGATATATCTTTGAAGATGCCAATGGCAATATAGGTTATGCAGACACCTACCATCGCAAGGAATACCTCGCAGCTAATGGCTATGTCAACCTCGATGCTAATCATGCTTTAGCAAGCGGTATCAAGTCAGTTGTCAAGTCTGGCGATATTCGCAATAAGATCACAGTTGCCTATGGTCCATCTGGCTCATCCTCTTACACTTCGCAGGATTTAAGCAGCCAATCTCTTTATGGCATATCGGCTCAAAGCACAACGAGCTTCTTACACAATGGAGCAGATGCTCACTCTGTAGCAGATCGCTATATCTCTTTACGCTCTCAGCCTTATCCAAAGTTTGAGGCAATTACTTTCCAACTGGCAAACCCTGAGATTGACGATTCAGATCGTGACAACCTTCTGGGAGTCTTTATGGGTATGCCAATCCAGATCGACAACCTACCTCTCAATATAGTAAATGGACTATTTCAGGGATTCGTTGAAGGCTGGACATTCCAAGCAGGTTATGGCTCAATGAGCCTGACAATCAATGCAACTCCATACTCATACTCTGACGTGGCAACGCGCTGGTCAGGCGTGAGTGCCTTGGAGACTTGGAGCACATTATCGGGTACAATGACATGGGCAGAGGCTCTAGGAACGGTGGCATAAATGGCAACTACAACAACGAACTTCGGCTGGACTGTACCTCAATCCACCGATCTGGTTAAAGATGGCGCAACGGCTATCTCAACCCTTGGCTCAGGCATTGACACATCAATGGTCGATCTCAAGGGTGGCACAACAGGACAGGTGCTCTCAAAGACATCTGGCACAGACATGGACTTCACATGGGTTGCCAATGAGTCTCAGACACTCATCTCGACCACAACTCTTTCAGGCGCATCAACGACAATCTCTGGAATCCCAGCAACTTACAAGGACTTGAAGATCGTTGTTTATGGCGTGAACTGTAGCTCTGCTGGTTTGTTGCAGCTTGCTCCTAATGCCTCAAGCACAATCACAGACTTGGTGTATAACGCTTCAGGCACTCCAACAGCCTTGAGCAACAGCGCAGGTGGATATTGCACACTCCTAGGCTTGAACTCATCAAACACCAGCAACGGTGTTGTCATCACTATCTTTGACTATGCCTCAACAGTTAGCGGCAAGCCTCTTCAGGCTTCAGGTTCAGGCGTGAACAATACAACAGCCTCAATCCCATACTTTGGCATGGGTCGCATCACTTCAAGCTCAGCTATCTCTTCTCTCGTATTCAACATGTCCAGCGGTGGAACATTCAGCGCAGGAACCGTCAAAGTGTATGGAGTTAAATAATGCCTAATCCAATGATTCGTATTCATGATGTTTCAACAGATGAAGTTATTGACCGTGAAATGACAGATGAAGAATATGAGGCTTACCTGAGTGAAATCACGCCTGAGTAAAGCTGCTGTTCAACTAAGAGAGCAGATCGATGACAGTTTCCCAGATAGAGATCGCGCTTCCGATGGCTGGATCGCGGATGCAAGGCATGTGCGTTCTGGCAAGCCTAGTGACCATATCCCTGATGAAGGATGGGTTCGTGCCATCGACATTGATGCTGACCTCAACAGAGCAAAGGGAACTTCCGTATATCTTGCAGATCAGATTCGAGAATGTGCGAAATCCGATAAACGAATTACTTACATTATCCACATGGGCAAAATCTGCTCACGCAAATCCCTTTGGCGATGGGTTAAGTACACAGGATTTAACAAGCACACAGCCCATATCCATGTCTCTTTTGCAAAGAGTGCGGATCAAGATTCAAAGTTTTTTAACATCCCTATGCTAGGAGGCTCCAATGGCTAGAGTCACGATCAGTTCTAATAACCTCTTTCCAGGTCCTCGCGGAGCACAGGGACCAGCAGGTCCAGCAGGCGGTCCAGAAGGTCCACAGGGACCAGAGGGTCCACAAGGTCCTATCGGTCCACAAGGACCACAAGGCATTCAAGGTCCAACAGGTCCAACAGGTGCAGGTGGTGCTCAAGGTCCTAAAGGTGACACAGGCAACACAGGAGCAACTGGAGCGACAGGTGCAGGAGTAGTTGCAGGCGGTACTACTGGTCAAGCATTACTCAAGATCGATGGTACTGATTACAACACACAATGGAGCACAATCCCATTGCTGGGTGCTGCTAACACATTTACAGCTCAGAACATCATGAACGCTACTGGCGCAACCACAGTTGATCTAATCGTGCGAGCTAGTTCTGGGCAGACAGTTGATCTACAACAGTGGCAGGACAGTGCAGGGTCAGTCCTAACTCGTATTGATAACGCTGGCATTTTAAAAATTAGATACATTGCAGATCCTGCCAACACTGGCACATATTTAGATTACACAGCATCAACATTGGTTGCATATGCTAGAAACACATCAGCTGTCAGTTTTGTTGTTCGTGGAGTGGCTTCGCAAACAGGGGATCTTCAGAACTGGAACAATAGTGCTGGAACGGTACTAACAAGAGTCGGCAGCGATGGAAGAATCCTTATCAATGGCGGTTCAGGTTTTTACACCGCTGCACCAACTCTAGGTGTCATCACTTTAGGTGCATCAACGCCAGGATTTATCGTCCGCGGTGCAGCCTCACAAACTGCCAATCTCCAGCAATGGCAGAACAGCGCGGGAACGACAATCGCCTATGTGGACAGTTTAGGAAATGTCAGCGGCAACTATGTTCAGGTTGGATTAAACGCTGGAATTGTTTCAGGTGGAAGTTATTTCATACGCTTTAATTATGCGGCAGGTTCTATCAACATCGGTACTGCTCAAGTTACTGGCACACAATTTCAAGTAACAAATGCAACTGCCGCCAATGTTGGAATGATTGTCAAGGGTGCAGCCTCACAAACAGCCGATCTCCAACAATGGCAGAACAGTGCTGGAACGGTATTGGCAAGAGTTTATTCAGGCGGTCAATTCTTGATGAGTGGTCTTGATGTAAATACGGGCGGTGCTGGTATTACTGGAAACTACGCTAATACAGATACTTTGCAAGTCATTAGCAATAACGCGGGTCGCAGAGGAATCATGGTCCGCGGCGCAGCCTCACAGACAGCCACACTTTTTGAGGTACAGAATAGTGCTGGAACAATTTTAGCAAGCATATCTTCTGGAGGAAGTTTGCGAGTAGCAGGAGATAACATCTCTTGTTATCGTGTTCAATCTGTACTTGATGGAAATTACGTAATGAACTTTCCAGGTTCTTCAAGTATTCAACTTCTATCAGCAACAGCATCATTAGGCGGCGGTGTAAAGGTTATTGGTATATCCAATGCAACCACAGTGCCAACCACAAATCCATCTGGCGGTGGAATTCTTTATGTAGAAGCAGGGGCTCTGAAATACAGAGGCTCATCAGGCACAATTACAACACTAGGAGCGGCATAACATGGACTACTCATCACTACTAAGCAACGAGCAGAAGCGTTCAATTCTTGAACAGCGCATTGCACAATTCGCATCAGAGGCATACCAGCACTCAATCAATAAGCAGGTTGCAGCAGATAACGCAGAAGCAGTAGAAGCTGCCGATGCTGCCCTTGCAATCCTTGACAATGCAATCAAGATCCACCAAGACGAACTAGCCAAACTAGGAGAGTAATGAAATACAAGAATCCAGCAATCCTTGCAGCAGGAGCATTCCTAGCAGCTTGGTCATCTAGCAACTTCAATAGCGACTATCGCGCAATCCTATTCGCAGTTCTATCTGGCGTTTTTGGATATGCAACACCTAAAAAGTAATGACTGCGCAGGACATGGCGGCTCTTGCTGTTGCTGCCACGACCGTTATTGGTTCGTTTATTGGCTCGGTGCGCTGGTTAGTAAAGCACTACCTAGCAGAACTAAAGCCTAATAGCGGATCATCTATGCGTGACCAAGTAACTCGCTTGGAAGCGCGTGTCGATACAATCATTGCACTACTAGAGAAGTGACAATAATCCTATGGCAAGAAAAGCAACTAAGGCACTAGAAGAGCAAGGCTACTCAAAGCTCGATGCTTACTGCATTGGACTTCATGAGTATTACAAGTCATTGCGTAAATCGGGTTTCAATGAAGATCACGCTCTCTATATGCTATCGGTTGTGGATTCTTATCCAGGCTGGATCTTGCCAGACCCAATCGATCCAGAGAAGCTGGGCGATTACGATGATGACGATGAGGACTAATGACAGTAAAACGAATTGCTTGGATCTCAGATATTCAAGCACCGTTCTTTCATGAAGCAGCAGTCAAGAATCTAGGCAAGTTTTTAAGGGCTTACAAGCCTCACCAAACCATTTGTATCGGTGACGAGATTGACCTCCCACAACTGGGAGGCTTTGCTCAACCTTGGCAAGAGGTCGAAGGCAACATCGATGAGGATCGCAAACTCACTTTAGAGATTCTCGAATACCTTGGCGTTACTGATGTCGTTGGCTCCA